CCGCGCCAGACGGCACGCCGGCCTCGATCAGCCGCTGCTGCGCCACGAGACCTGCGACCGTCTGCCCCGAGAGCAGCGCGTAGCCTCGCGCAAGATCCTCGATGAGCGCCTTGCGCGCCTTGAGCTGGTCGTTCAGTGCGCGCTCTGGCTGCACGTTGTCGCCGGCGCGCGCTCGCGCATCGGCGAGTCCGCGCTCTGCATCCGCGATGTCGCGCTCGATGGCGGCTAGATCAGGAATCTTCGCGAGGCGCTGACGTTCCTCCTCGGCATCACGAGCTGCACTCCGCGCGTTGAAGAAGTACGGACCGACCTCCTCGGCATCACGAGCTGCACTCCGCGCGTTGAAGAAGTACGGACCGACACTTCGTCCTTTTCTTCCTACTGGATCGATCAGCGGCCGACGCGGATCGTCCTGTTGCGCCACGGCCTCGTCGTACTGTTGCCGTAGAGCGTCCAGCCTGTCCTGAGCCGCGCGGACGGCTGCGTCTGCCGCGAACTCTGTCCCGCGAGCGCTCAAGACGCGCAACCTCCGCTCCGCTGCCAGGACGCGCGATACCGAATCGGCGTAGGCGTCGGCGGACTCTGCTGCCTTGCCGAAGCCCAGCGCCGAGCTAAGCGCGCTCGTCACAAGAGACGCGACGGCCGCGGCGGCGGCAACAATCGGACTGACGATCAGAACGCGAGTGAAGCCAGCCCACGCGCGCGACAGGAGGCTAGTTGCGAGAGCCGCGGCGCGCGCGGTCACTGCTGTGCTGGCCTGGGCCGTCGCCACAGCAGTCACGGCCGGCGCAATCGGAGCGATGCTATACGGGATGCGGATGAGTTCGCCGCTCCACTGATTGACGGCGAGCCGATAGCGAATCACACTCTCGGCCGCCGCGTCCGTCGCTGGCACCGAAGCGGCGACCGCCGCCGTGCCCTGCGTCGTCGCGACGGTCGCCACGCGCTGGGCAGACGCGCCTGCCAACGTTGCCAGCGCGGCGGCCTTATCGACGTCGATGCTCGCCTCTGTTGCTTCGCGTCCGGCGATGGTCACTATTGCGGCGCGCCTGTCTACTGCGATGCTCGCCTCTGTCGCGGCGGCGGACTCACGGGTCGCAGCAGCAGCGGACTTGTCCGCAGCGGCAGCCGCGGCAGAGACGCGACGCACTGGCTCCGCCGCCGCCGTCGCGCTGCGCGCCACCCTGTCGTATCCGTCGCCGAGCGCAGTCGTGCCCTTCTGCGCCGCAGCCGTCGCCGCCTGCACCCGCTGAAGATTGACGACCAGCTTGTCAACGTTGGCTTCGAGAAACAGGATCGGCATCAGCCCGCGCGGCCTCCATGTACGCGGCGTCCATCTCGCGGAAGAGCCGTAACATCTCGGCACGGTCGCCGAGTCCGGCGTAGCCGTGGATGTCCAGCCACGCGACGATCTCGGCCGTCGTGATCGGCAGATACCCGTAGCCGTTGTTGCCGCGCGCCGCGCTGAGCTGCCAGAACCCCTGCCAGACGCGTGACAGGTCGGCGCGTAGCATCGGCCTGTCGAGCAGCACGGAGGGAGTCCGTCCGGCGCGCGCCTCGCTTTCCAGCACGCGCCGTTTCCCGGCATCCCGCCCGTACCGCAGCTCCCACGTCAGGCAGCATCGGAGTTTTTTGCTGCCTCCAGAACGGCGATCTCGTTAAAGTTGGCGTCGCGCATGGCCTCTGTGAGCACCCACGACTTGAAGCGCCGGTAGCGCGCATCCTTCAGGATCGGCGCGACGGTGTCCGGGCTGCACTCCATCGGAGTGCCGTCTTGGCCGTCGAAGCCCTCCCATCCCAGCACGATCTCCGCCGCGACGGCCTCGCAGTGGAACGCCTCGCGCGCATCCTCCATCGGCATCGTCTGGTGGAGTTCGCGCACGCGCTCGCGCTCGTGCTCACGGAGGTATCGCTGGTATCGGTCGCTCGCCATGCTGGCGACACGGACGCGCATCCCGGCGTCCGGCTGCGGCGTGTACGGCAACCAGATGCCTTCGCGCTCACGCTTCGGGTCGAGCCTATCGAGAGCGGCCATCAGACCGGCCACCGCGCGGCCTGGAACTGCATCGTGAGTGCGCCGAGCGTCGTTTCCTTCGACGCATAGGCGAGCGGCACGAAGGCGTCCTGGTCGCCTCCCTGCGCGAACGCGCTGCCGTCGGTGAAGTTTCCGGATGGCGAGTGCAGGATGTAGCTGTTGCCGTGCGCGTCGAGCACCTCGAACGCGAGGCTCGTGTCGGTGAACGCGAGGTACTTCGCGAGGTTCGTGTTGTTCGCGTAGTAGGCATTCATGTTGATCGTGGCGTTGAACTGCCCGATGCCGACGGATTCCGGCCCCAGCTCGCCGAAGATATTGCGCTCGCGCAGGTTGTTCTGGATCGTCACGCCCCACTCGGACATCGGGAACGACGTCCCATCCACGAGCACGGCGCGGACGTGATCCACTCCGTTGATGAGCCGATTTGTCGGCGCGGCCACCGGAGTGCCGGCTGCCGTGCTCGTGGCGAATGCCTCGCTCTTGCCCAGCATCGTGGTCGTGATATCCGTGAGCCCGGCAGCGCGCGCAGACAAGGCCAGAGTGCCGAAGACAAGCCCCGAGAATACCCGGAAGTTGCTCGCGATGTCCGAGTACTCGCGCTCCCAAGACCACGATCGGAACGTGTTGCCGTCGTTGATGTGCGCGCCCTGCTCGATCTCGCCGGACGTAATGGCCGACTCGTTGACGAGCGTGATGCCGTCCACGACGGCGGTGTCGTTAGTTGTGCTCGTCGTCTCGAAAGACACGAGCCGGCAGCGGAACTCTGCGCCGTTTGTCGTGAAGCCCTTGACGCGGATCCAGCGCCCCGGCGTGTGCGCGGTCGCCCAGTTGAGGCCGGTGACGCCGGCCGCGAGCAGTTTGTTGCCGGACGCGATGGCCTCCAGCGTGATCGACGCCGTGAGCGCGGTCGTGACCGCCGCCGCCCACGTATCGGCCTGGTCGGCCATGAGCGCCGCGAGCAACCAGTCGTCCTGAGCACCGTACGACCAGCGAGCGGTCAGGCTGCCTTCGACCTTGCTGTCGGTGCGCGCCACGTCCTTCACGCGACGGCCGCCCAACTCGTCGGATACGGTCGTTGCCATCGCGGTCTTGAGTGAGTCGGCGGCGATGCGCTGGACGTTCCAGTTGCCGCTCGGGGCCGTGCCGAAAGTCGTCTCGACCTTCATCCGCCCGATGATGTCGTTCGTGTTGCTCATGCGAGTGCCTCTACTGTGAATGGGATCGTGACGTTCATGTGCCAGGTGTCGCCGGAGCGCGCGAGCTGCCCGAGCGACGGTGTGAGGTAGGTGATCTCGTCCACGGTCGTCGCGCGGTACACGGTGGCGATGTTGTCGGCGAGTTGGAGCACGGCGGCGTCGCCGAGCGCGAGCGGCGAGAAGATCGACGCGACGGCGCGCCAGTCGGAGCGAAACGTCCGCGCGGACGCTCCGAGTTCAAGCTGCCGCGTCGCGCCCGGCTGGATCGTGAACCGCACGAACAGCGCGTTGTCCGGCGGCGCCGCGTCCTGGTTGTCGTGGATCGTCGGCACGGAAAGCGTCTGCGTGATCTCCGTGTCGAATCGCGTCCGCACGGTGTCGGCGGCGGTGAACCAGCTCGTCACGACGCAGCCTCCGCACAGTCGGCGTAGAACGGGATGGCGACCTCGATCTCCCAGCGCTCTCCGGAACGCGCGCGCAAGATCGGGAAGGGCGGCGGCGAGTAGATGACGCCGCTTGCCGTCACGCCGCGGAACGCCTCGTTGATGGCGTCGGCGAGCAACAGCGCGTCGGAATCGCCGATCCCGAGCCGCAGGAAGACGCGCGCCGATGCCGTGCCGTGGTATCGGGTTCCGGGGACGCCGCCGAGCGTCGTCTGCTCGGACGGCTCGGCCGTGATCGATAGGCGGACCCATGCGTCCTGTCCGTCCATGTCCTCTGGCGGCTCATTGTCGTGGAGCGTGGCGACGCCCTCGACGATCTCGACCTGCGTGTGGTAGCGGTCGCGCACGGCCTTGATGATCGACTCAAGACAGCCGGCGACTTCCTCGACGACTCCCAGGTCGAGCGTGACGGCCTGGGCGCTCAATGACGCCGAGACGGCATCCACCGCCAGCGCGAGGATGAGGTCGAGCGTCACGCCCTGAGCCGCCAGCACGACGGATGCGGTCTCCGGCGAGAGCGTGAGGGCCATCTCGGCCGTCGGCTCGACCGGCGACAGCGCGGCGCTCGTGGGGTCCGGCGCGACGGACAGTGCCAGATCCACGCTCGGCGCCTCCGCCGTCAGCGCCGCCGCGAGTGCGTCCGGGGCCAGCGTAAGGTCCATGTCCAGCGTCGGGCCGGCCGGCTCGACGCTGGCTGCCGCTGGCTGAGGCGCGACGTTCAGCGCCATCCCCAGCGACGGGTCCACGGCCGCGAGATCCGTCGAGACCGCCTCTGGCGTGAGGCTGAGACTGAGGTCGAGCGCCGGATCGGTCGCGGCGAGTGCTGCAGCCAGCGCGTCAGGGGCCAGCGACAGCGCCATGTCCAGTGTCGGCGCCTCGCTGCCGAGCGTCGCGGCGACGGCCTCCAGAGCGAGCGAGAGCGCCCCCGGGTCGAGCGTCGGCTCCTGCGCCGCCAGTTGGGCCGCCGTGGCGCCCGGCGCAAGACTGAGGGCCAGCGCCAGCGCCAACGCGACAGGCGAGGCCGCCGTCCCGACAGGCGACGGCGCGAGAGACAGCGCCGAGTCGCGCGTCGGGGCAACCGACGCCAGCGGGAGCGCGGTCGGCGTCGGCCGGACCACGAACCCGACGAGGATCGGAGTCGTCACCTCTTCGTTCGTCGTTCCGAGGCCAATCGTGATCGTGCGCGCCGACGTGCCTGTGTTCGTGAAGAGGGCCTCGACGGCCATGCGGTCGGTGAGACTGCCGGCCGTCCACGCCTCCGCGGCGAATGTCGTCGTCTTGACGCCGACGACGCGGCAACCAAATGACGCACCGTAGGCCGACGATTCAAGAAATGCGCCGTCGGACTGCCGGATGCGATGGAGCCTGACCTTGCCGTTGACTTCCACGTCACCGTCGGTCACGTTGACCTCGACGACGTAATCGCCGGTCGGCCACGCGGGAGCGGCCGGCACCAACGCGCGCGTACACCAATATCCTATCTTGTCCAACTGCGTCGGCCCCGCAGTCCACGACAGCGTGATGTCGGAGGCCGTCTCCGTGACCTCCTCCAGCGCGAGCTTGAAATCGATGAGTTGCTCACCCGTATCTGGGTACGTGGATGTCGCGGAGCCGCAGTAGAACGTGCTCATGTCAGGTCACTTGCAGGATGCCTTCGGCGTTCCAGACCAGCGTGATCGTCGATCCGTTGCCAGCGAACGGGAATGTCGGCCCGCTGGATACCGTGTCGATGTACGCGATCGGAATGCTGTCCGTGTCGTTCGTGACGTGCTTGTAGAGCAGCGCCGCGGCGACACTGCGCGTCCCTGCGCCAACGGAGCCGAACTCGGCATTGTCAGCGTCGAACTCCGCTCGGTTGTTGGCCGCGTCCTCGTTCACGACTTCGTTTGCAAGCGCCTGACGCGTGTAGCCCGAGCCGTCCATCTCGTCGAGCGTCGTGAATGCGCTGATGGTCGCCACGTCTTCCTGCGTGTCCGCCGTGGTATCCGTCATCAGGAGCATGACGCGGATATCGTCGCCGCCCGTGTGCAGATTCAGCAGCCCCTTGGCAAGATTGGTTTTCGCGCGTGTGTAAACGAAGTTCGCCACGTCAGATCCTCTTGGTTACGTCCTGCAACTCATTGACCGTCACGCCGACCATGCCGAGCGGCGCCTGCAACGAGAACCCGCCCGCACTCTTGACGATGTAGCGGACGCCGGACACGTCGAGCGACTTCTTGATGCGCTTGCGGCGCCGCCCTGGAAGGTCGCGGTCCTTGATGCGGCTGCCGCGCTTCGGCGGGTTCGGGAACTTGCCTTCTTCGAGCACCTCGATGTACGGGAGGTTGTTGGAGACGAACGCGGAGCCCTGATCGAGATTCCACGCCTTGATCGTCGCCTTGCCTTCGGCGGTTGATGCCTTACCACTCGGGTCGTCTCGCTCAAGCACGTCCTCGGACGGCGCGCCGATGGTCGTCTGCCAGTTGCCGCGGGCGATGCCTTCGTCCACCGGAGTGCGCTCCACGATGCGCGCGAGTGCCTCAAGCGCGATCTCGCGCGCGAAGGTCTGCATCTCGCCAGCGAGCGTCACCGCGCTGAACTCCGCCAGTTCGCGGTTGAAGGCCGCCGCGTTGGTCGCGTTAGTCATGGCCCGCGCCTCAGTTGCAACCCGTAAGCGCACACGAGATCGCCCGAGTAGATCGGCCCCACCGACACGATCCGCCACGACTGGCTGGCGAAGACGACGCGCTGCTCGACGACCGGCGTGAACGTGATCCCCTGCGCCGCGATCAGCGTCTTCATGTCGCCCGACTGGATGATGTCCCCGTCGATCAGGAACGCCCCGAACGGCGACGGCGGCGTGATCTTGACCGTCACGTCCGAGTACGTCGGCGCGCTAATGTTGCTTCCCGGCAACTGGTACACGCCGCCCGCCGTGAGCACCTTGAACACGGCGTCCGTGCCCAGCTCGTCGTTGATGAGCGTCGCCACTTCCGGCACGAGATCGGCGTCGAGTTCGGTCGTCATCCGCGCTCCATGACGCCGACCGGTTGGAGCAGCGGCCGGAGGAGTGACTGCGCGAGCGTGTAGACTTTGTACGGCACGGCGACGCCGGCGAACGTGACCGACTTGCTTACCGACCCGGCGCTGATCGACTTGCTCTTCAGCGGCCCGGAGCCCGCCGCCGTGTCAGGCAGCAGTTCCTCGGAGAGCGATTTGGCCGCCAGGATCGCAGTTGCCTGGACGACGCGCGCCGGCACGGAGTCGTATCCGATCTGCCAGTCGTCCTGATCCACCGCGCTGGAGCGCGGCCATCCGAGCGCCTG